GAATGAAGAATTTTGTTGCACCGTGCGACGCGGTGGAAGTCACGGTTGGCGCGGACCATGTTAGCGGCGATCCCGTTCTTATCGGAAGCCTTTTCGGAATCGCCGATAAAGACGTCGACGTTTCGGTTGAACCGCGGGGTATCATGAATACTCGCGGCGTGTTTGACATGGTTCGTGACGCTTCGGACGTATTTACCGAAGGTTTGTTGGTCTTTTTCAACGCGTCGGCGAAGGAAGCGACAATCGACGCGAATGGCGGGGCGAATAAACTTATTGGCGTCTCAATGGAAGGACTAAGCGCGGGCGCGGGTAATGTCGAAGTTCGGTTGAACGGAATAAGCGTAAGTTAATGAGGGATAAATGTCATTTCCGGCCCCAAAAAAAGGCTCATTTAAAGACCTTGTTGGCGGGTTGCTTGACGTTGTTATCCCTTGCACGGGCGAAGAAATTTGTTATAGCCCCCTTAAAGGGGGCGTTTTTACATTTGACGCCGTTTTTGACAAAGCTTTTTTCCAGATCGACCCTGATACGGAAGAGGTTATTGCAAGCAACGCTTTAACGGTTGGCATAAAGGACGACAATATCCCTTACGAACCGGAACAAGGCGACAAGGTAACAATCAAAGGCTTTCGTTTTAAAGTTACCGACGCGCAAGAAGACGGACAGGGTGGGTCAACGATTTTTTTGCATAAGGACGATTAATGAGTTTGCTTCGAATGGCGATAAGGAAACAAGCCATTAAATTTTTAAAAGGTCGGACCAATGCGGGAAGTAATGTCCGGGCGAATCGAAGCGAAACGAATTGGCAGGAAAACCTTCCGGGAATTAATGTTTATACGCGCGGCGAAGTCAATACAGAAATGAACCAAGCGCCGCGGCGATTACGGCGGAACCTTGAACTTGAAGTCGAAATTATTGACGAAGGAAGCGACGGCGAAGAAATATCCGATAAGCTCGACATACTTGCGGAACAAGTTGAGCGTTGTTTATCGGTTGACGATTCGCTCGGGGGTTGCGCCGACGATATTATTTTAACAAATGTTTCCGATTTGGAAGTGGAATCGGGCGGGTCAAAGCCGTCGGGGTCAATCAGGCTGACATTCAATGTTAAATACAACGAATTTTCGCCGAGGGACCGGAAGGGACAAGGGACATTTGAAACATTCGAAGAATTAAGCGCTGAATGGGATTTACAACCCGGGCAAGACGAAGCCGATAGGGCGACCGATATTATAACGATACCAACACCGTAAAGGGCAATATCATGGCGGGAAAAAAGGACAAGCAAGCAAAGGTACAATTGGAACGCATAATGGTCGCAGTTAAATCGGATAAAATCGTTTTGCGCGACCCAAGGACCATGGAACGGCTGACAACCAAGGGAAAGCTTGTTCCTAAAAACGCTTTTTGGCTTCGTCGTCTCAAGGCGAAGGACGTTATTATTTTAAAAACTGATTCGACTCCGGGAACGGAGCAATCCAATAAACATTTAAGCGAAGGGGTTGAAAATGGCAATACCGTTTAATGATATACCGGGTACTCTGAGGGTTCCTTTTACCTTCGTTGAATTCGATAATTCCAAAGCTCAACAAGGGCCGGCGATTCAAAAATATACATCGCTTATTTACGGTCAAAAACTCGCGGCCGGAAGCGCCGCCGTTGATACTCTTATCGCCATAACTTCGGATTCCCAAGCGGAAACGTTGTTTGGCTCGGGCTCTCATTTGCATGGCCAAGTCGTTGCTTACCGAGCGAACGACAAGGTAACGGAACTGATTGTTATCGCCCAAGTCGACGCGGGGGGCGCGGTTGCTGCAACTAAAACGCTAACGATTGTCGGGACGGCGACGGCCGACGGAACGTTGTTTGTTTACGTTGCGGGTCGACGCTTTTTGGTTCCCGTTGCCGACGCCGATACCGAAACAGACGTCGCCGCCGCGGTTGTTGCGGCGCTTGCGGCGGAACCATTGTCATATATGAGCGGCGGAAACGTTGCCGGGGTCGTAACATTTACGGCAAAAAACGCGGGCGAAAATGGAACTCAACTTGACGTTCGAATTAATTTTGTTGATACCGACGAATTACCCGAAGGGATTTCTTCGGCAACCGTTACGGACGGTGTGACCGGAACCGGAAACCCGGACGTTGACGACATTATCGCGGTCTTGCCGGAAACCCAATTTAACACCATATCGAATCCTTACACCGATTCGACCAACCTTGGTAAAATCGAAACCGAAATGGACGACCGTTTCGGACCGCTTCGCCAAAACCAAGGCGTTTTATTTTCGGCCAGCATTGATTCGCTTTCTAATTTGACAACCCTTGGCAATTCAAGGAACTCAAAACACTTGTCGATTATGGGCGTGGCCGGTCCGAGCTTTCATTTGGAATGGGCTTCCGCATATCATGGGCAAGTTGCTAAATCAGCACAAGCCGACCCGGCGTTACCGTTTCAAACGTTACCGTTGGTTGGAATCCTTGCACCGAGCGACGCCGAATTGTTTACCCTTGCCGAGCGAAACAACTTACTTTTTGACGGAATTGCGACTTATGTTCCGCCTTCCGGTGGGGTTGTTCGAATCGAAAGGGCAATAACAACCTTTCAAACAAACGATGCGGGGGCGCCGGACACGTCATTTCTTGACGTCAATACCCTTTTAACCCTTTCATTTTTGCGGTTCAGTTTCCGAACCAGAATGCAAACCAAATACAGCCGGCATAAGTTGGCAAACGACGGAACCCGTTTCGGCCCCGGTCAAAGGGTAATTACGCCGTTGCTCGGTAAAGCCGAAGCGGTTGCCCTTTTTGCTGAGTGGGAAGAAATTGGATTGGTCGAAGGGATTGAGCAATTTAAGCGCGACTTAATTGTCGAGCGGAATAATTCGGACCCTAATCGTCTCGATTTCTTATTGCCGCCGGATCTTATTAATCAGTTGCGTGTGGTCGGGGCTCAAATCCAATTTCTTCTGTGATAACAGGGGTTTACAAAATTGAGCTCAAACATAGAATTTAAAGGAAAGGGTTAGAAAAATGGCGAATACAAGAATTGGCGGCTTGATACAATTTAAAGTCGAAGGCGAATTGTTCCAAGCTAAAGGAAATTTCGAGTACAATTTGGGAATCCCGAAAAAAGAAATGGTTGTCGGAAGTGACGCCGTCCACGGATTTAAAGAGACCCCGCAAGTTCCAATGATTAGTGGAGCTATTACGGACACCGACGAACTGGATTTGGAAGCGTTCCGCCGTTTACGGGACGTGACCGTAACGTTAGAACTCGCAAACGGTAAGGTGATAGTTTTGGAAAGCGGGGTGGAGGCGAGCGATGGAAATGTTTCCTCAGAGGAAGGGGAAATCGGAAGGATTTCGAGCGCGGGAAGTTTCGTAAATTTGTTTCTATCCCGATTTTAAAAATTAAAGGGGATTTTTATGACAAGCAAGGAATCAAAGGAAACGACGGAACCGCGGATTAGAAAACGTGAACCCGTAACGGTTAAACTTCAATATCCTGTCGAATTCGACAATAAAATTTACGAAGAAATTACCCTCCAACGTCCGAAGGGAAAACACCTTAAAAAAATGAATAAAGACGCCGGGCTCGAAGACCTATTGGTTTTGGCCTGTAAGGTTACTGGTATTCCGAACAAGGTGTTTGAAGAAATGGACGGCGCCGACTGCATAACGATTGCGGAGCAACTCGGCGATTTTTTGGAGAGTGGCCAAAAAATTGGAAAACTTTGATTGGAATCATTGCGGGCGAGTTTCATTTTTCGCCCAACGATTTACTTGATTTCGACGACGTTGACTTAGATTTTTGGCTTGATAGATGTAACGATTATCAGGAATGGAGACGTAAAAAGTAATGGCCGGGGTCGGAATTAAAATTCGATTAAATGCCGTCGATAGGATTTCGAAGTTTAACCGTTACGGGTTCACGTTTTCTAATCCGCGGTTCCGTCGTTTCCTTTGATTCCTTGCTTGTCATAAAAATCCCCTTTAATTTTTAAAATCGGGATAGAAACAAATTTACGAAACTTCCCGCGCTCGAAATCCTTC